CAGGTGTTGCTGGAAATATAGTTTCAGTACAAGATTACAATAATACATTTGATACTAATGCACTAACACTTACCCCAAATGGATCAGAAAAAATTAATGGTGGAACTGGAAATTTATTTTTAAGTGCTGAAGGTCAAGGTTTAACTTTAGTTTATATAGATTCAACAGTAGGTTGGAGATCTGTTCAAGAAAATGAATTTGAATCACCAGCTTCTAGCTTTTTAACTGCAACTGGTGGAACAATTACTTGTTGTGGAGATTACAAAATTCATACATTTACAGGACCAGGAACTTTTAATGTAACTGCACTAGGAGCTGGAACTGTCTGTGCCCCAAATATCGCTGACTATTTAGTAATAGGAAGTGGTGGAGGTGGAGGTGGAACTTTAGGTGCTGGAGCTGGAGCTGGTGGTTACAGAGAAGCAAAAGCAGCTGCAAGCCCAACACACAGTGCTCCCCCTTATACAGCATCTCCTGTTGCAGCAACTACAGGAATAACACTTGCAGCAGGTCCTTATACAATTACAGTGGGTGCTGGTGGAGCTGGAGTACCAGCTCCTGGAAATGCTCCAGGAACAATAGGTAATGTTTCAACTTTTTCAACAATAACATCTGCCGGCGGTGGATTTGGTGCTGGAGGAGCACCACCACAAGCAGTCGGACCAGGTGGTTCTGGCGGTGGTGCGGGTGGTTATGGTAATCCGGCTACGGGTGGAACAGGAAATAATCCTTCAGTTAGTCCAGCACAAGGCACTAATGGTGGTAACTCGTCAGGTCCTGGAGGACCCCCTTATGGTAGTGCTGGTGGAGGTGGTATTGGTTGTGAAGGTTCAAATATTCCGGGGTCAGGTCAAGCAGGTTCACAAGGTGGACCCGGCGTAGCAACTTCTATTACAGGATCTTCTGTAACTAGAGGTGGCGGTGGAAGTGGAAGTCCTTATGGATCAGCTACTGATGTAGTTGCTTCTGCAGGTGGTGGTGGTGGAAAAGGAGCTAACCCAGCTTCTCCAAATTTACCAGAAATGAATGGAACAGCAAACACAGGTGGTGGCGGTGGTGGAACAGGTGAATCACCAAAAACTATTGCAGGTGGAACAGGAGGATCTGGTATAGTGGTAATAAGGTATAAATATCAATAGGTAAATTATGAGTGAAATAAAAGTAAATAAAATTAGTCCAAGAACAGCGTGTGGTACAACTACATTAGGGGATAGTGGAGATACATTCACAATTCCTGCAGGCGTATCAATTACAAACTCTGGTACTGCATCAGGTTTTGGTGCAACAGGAGCTGCGTCTTGGAACACAACAGTTAAAACAGGAGATTTCACAGCAGTTGCTGGCGAAGGATATTTTGTAAATACAACAAGTGGAGCAATTACAGTAACTTTACCTGCAGGTTCTGCAGGAGCAGTAGTTGCAATAAAAGATTATGCAGGAACTTTTGATTCAAATGCTTGTACTATTGATTCTAATGGTTCAGAAAAAATTGGTGGTTCAACTAACAATGCACTTTTAATAACAGAAGGTCAATCTGTTACATTAATTTATATAGATTCAACACAAGGTTGGTTAGTAACTGATGATGGTTTACAGTCATCAGCAAACACTAATCCATATATGGAAGCAAGTGTTACAGGATCTGGTAACACTTTAGCAACAGCTCCTGATTGTGCAAATATGAAAATAGCAACTTTTACAGGACCAGGAACTTTTGAGGTAACTAGAGCAGCTGTAGCTGCGGCAGATAATGTAGTTTCACATATGGTAATAGCTGGCGGTGGAGGTGGAGGATCTATGTATGCTGGAGGTGGTGGAGCTGGAGGATTTAGAGAAGTAGTAAGTCCAAGTTCACCTTACACAGGATCTCCATTAAATGGTTATCCAAGTGCTCCTAATAGAGTGACAGTTACAGCAACAAGTTTTCCAATAACAGTTGGAGCTGGTGGTAGTGGTGGTGGTGGTTGTAATGCTAAAGGTTTATCGGGATCAACTTCATCTTTTTCAACAATTACTTCAGCAGCTGGTGGCGGTGGTGGTTCTGCAGGAGTAAGTGCTGCTAGAGGAACAGGTGAGCCAGGAGGATCAGGTGGAGGAAATTCTAATGATACTCAACCTGTATCTGCACCAAGTGGAAACACTCCTCCTGTTAGTCCACCTCAAGGAAATAATGGTGGTAGAGGTAGAGCATCAGGATGTAATGGTTCAGGTGGTGGTGGTGGAGCTACTGCTGTTGGAGGTACTGGTGGATGTGGACTTATATCTTCAGGACCTGGCGGTGCAGGTGCTACTTCATCAATAACAGGATCACCAGTTGCAAGAGCAGGTGGTGGTGGCGCAGGCTCACAAACTAGTGTACCAGCAGGAACTGGACCTAGTGGAGGTGGAGCCGGGGGACAAAGATGTACTCCCACACCAGATGGATTTGCAGGAACAGCTAACACTGGCGGTGGTGGAGGTGGAGGTGGTTGTGGTCCTGCTGTTCGTACTGGTGGAAATGGTGGATCAGGTATAGTAGTAATAAGATATAGATTTCAGTAGTTGAATGATAATTAAAAATAAGATATAAGGAGAATAATTATGGCACATTTTGCAAAACTAGGAGCTAACGGAAAAGTTATTCAAGTATTAACTTTGAATAATAGTGATATGCTTAACGCTGATGGCGTTGAAGATGAATCAGTAGGTCAACAATATTTAGAAACACATAATAATTGGCCTGCACAGATGTGGATTCAAACTTCATACAATACATCAGGTAATACACATTCAGGTGGCGGAACACCTTTAAGAGGTAACTACGCAGGTATAGGTTATACTTGGGACGAAGATGATCAAATCTTCTGGCCTAAAAAACCATATGCATCTTGGGTAAAAAATACTACAACTGCTAATTGGCAATCACCAATCGGTGATGCTCCAGCGTTTACTGCAGAACAAACTTCACAAAATGAAGCTGGCACTCATATGTGGTATTACGTTTGGAATGAATCAGGCCAGTCTTGGGACTTGACAGATTTAAAGGCATAAATTAAAAATGGTGGTGGTATGCAAAAGAAAGTATTAACAGAGCAAACATTATACTATGGTGATGTGGCAATGCCTAAAGATTGGGACATTGACCGAGATAAATTATCAGGCGATATTTTACAATCAGTAATTCAAAACAAAGATTTTCCATTTTCAAGAACTTGGGATATGTTAAATACTTATATGAGAGATCATATAAATTTAGACTATGGATTTACTTTAATTAACAAAGAAACGTGGGGAAATATATATAAACCCGGCGAGAATACAATTCCATTATTAAACATAGATCCAGTAGATCTACGTAACTCTCCAGACTTTACATTGCTATATGGTGTAAAAGTCAAAGACTGTATGGTTCGAATACACTTTGAAGATAACAGACGTAAAGGAAGATCTTGGGATATAGAACTTACAAATAATAAATTTATAATGTTTCCATCTACTAATATGTATTACCTAACTAACAATCAAAAAGATTCATTAAACTTTGTCCAAACAATAACTTATGAATATATCTAATTACTATTGGTATTTTAGTGGTGTTCTTACACCTAAATTTTGTGATGATGTAATAGCTTATGCTAATCAACAAAAAGAAGAAATGGCTAGAACAGGTGGATATGGTGATAGAAAATTAAACAAGCAAGAAGTATTAGATTTAAAAAGAAAAAGAAACTCTGATTTAGTTTGGTTAAATGATACTTGGATATATAAAGAATTACATCCATATGTTCACGAAGCAAACAGACAAGCTGGTTGGAATTTTGAATGGGAAAGAAGTGAGTCTTGTCAATTTACAAAATATAAACACAATCAATATTATGATTGGCACTGTGATAGTTGGGATAAACCATATAACAGAAAAGATCCAAACAATCCAGAACACGGTAGAATTCGAAAACTATCTATGACTTGTCAGTTAACAGATGGTTCAGAATACACAGGTGGTGAATTAGAATTTGATTTTAGAAACTATGATCCACACATGAGAGATGAAACTAAACATTTAAGAAAAGCAAAAGAAATATTACCTAAAGGTTCTATTATTGTCTTTCCTTCATTTGTGTGGCATAGAGTTAAACCAGTAACATCAGGCACAAGATATAGTCTTGTAGTATGGCATTTAGGGAGGCCTTTTAAATAATGTTTATAAATAGTTATTTTCCAACTGTAATATGGAATGAGGAAAAACCAGAATTTGTTAAATCATTAAACAAAGCAAGTAACAAATATATTAAAGAAGCAAGAGCAAGAGAAAAAGCATACATAAAAAAAAATGGAGATTTTGGAAGATCATATCATTCAACACCGCTTACAGCTGACAATGACTTTTTAGATTTTAGAAATTACATTGGTCAAAAGTCTTGGGAGTATTTAGATCATCAAGGTTTTGATATGCAACAATACACAACACTATTTAGTGAGATGTGGGTACAAGAGTTTGCTAAAAAAGGTGGTGGTCATCACTCTGCACATATACATTGGAATCAACACGTATCAGGTTTTTACTTTTTAAAGTGTAGTGACAAAACATCTATGCCAGTATTTCACGAACCTCGAACAGGAGCAAGAGCTACAAAATTAAAAATGAAACCAGATCGAAAAGGTGTATGGCCTGGTGAAGAACTTATAAACTTTAAACCTACACCAGGTACATTAATTATATTTCCAGGATTTTTAGAACACGAGTTTAGTGTAGACTTTGGTATAGAGCCTTTTAGATTTATACATTGGAACATACAAGCAGTGCCAAAAGAAATGGCTAAAGATGTTTAAAAATAAAAAATATACAGTTATTCGTCAAGCAATATCAAAAGACCTAGCTAGTTTTGTTGCAAACTATTTTATGATGCAAAAACAAGTTTATGATACTTGTAGAGCTACAAGATATATATCACCCTTTGAAAATATTATAGGTCACTACGAAGGTAAAAACGAACAAATACCAGAAACTTATAGTCAGTACGCAAATATAGCTATGGAAACTTTGTTACTTAAATGCCAACCTAAAATGGAAGAAGTAACAGGACTTAAATTATATCCAGCTTATACATATGCAAG